CACACCAACTACCAAGAAGCAACACTTACATTCATTCTGTCTGATGATATGAATGAAAAGATTTTCTTTGATGCTTGGATGGAACTAATGAATCCATCAACAACATATAATTTTCAGTATAAATCAAATTATGCTGTTGATATTAGTATTAATCAGTATGATGTGAAGAACAATTTAACTTATGCTGGTTTATTACAAGAAGCATTTCCAATTGATGTGAACCAATTGGACTTAGATTGGGCGGCCGATGGTCACCATAAACTGGCGGTAGTATTTGCTTATCGTCAATGGAGCAATAATTCTGTTAGTTCACTCATTGAGAATCTTAAAACAGGTCTTATTTCTGGTTTGATTAGTTCGATTTAATTATAATATTTGAGGAGTTTTAAAATGGCATTACCAAAGATTGATGCACCAGTATATGAATTAGATTTACCGTTATCAAAAAAACATATTCGTTTTCGTCCTTTTTTAGTAAAAGAACAAAAGAATTTGATGATGGCATTAGAATCTGATGATAGAGAAACAATTGAAAGAAATATCCGTCAGGTTCTAACTAACTGTACCTTGACCGACAATATTGATGTTGATAAGTTACCAGTCATTGATGTTGAGTTTTACTTTATTAACTTACGAGCAAGGTCTGTAGGTGAGGTAGTAGAAAACGAATACATCTGTACCAATGAAGTTGATGGTAAAGCCTGTAATAATAAAATGAAAGGCACATTAAACTTATTGGACATTAAAGTTGATGTTGATCCTGATAGAAAAGATACGATTAAAGTAACCGATAAGATTTCTATCAAGATGAAATATCCAGAGTTCTCTTTGGTTGATAAGTTAAGTAAGAAAGAATCGGCTGTTGATATTGCTTTTGAAGTAATGGCAGAAAGTGTTGAATGGATTTTTGATGGTGAACAATACTATCATGCACACGAAACACCAAAAGAAGAATTGATGCAGTTTATCGAATCTTTAAATCAAGAACAATTTGGCAAATTGGAAGAATTCTTTAATAATTTACCAACAATGCATCGAAAAATGGAAATGAAATGTTCCAAATGTAATTTTGAACATACGATTAGTATGGAAGGTCTCGAAAGTTTTTTCGAGTAATATTTTGTTATGATAATTTGAGAAATTACTATAAAACTAATTTCTCGTTGATGCAACACCATAAGTATTCTCTCACGGAACTTGAAAATATGCTACCGTGGGAGAGAGACATTTACGTTACTATGTTGATTCAGTATATTGAAGAAGAAAACGAAAAAATAAAACAACAACAGGCTGCAGCAAGACGATAGATGGATGATAAAACATTTAACGAGTTAATCAAAAAAGGTGAACTCAGTTTAATACTTATGGATGGTGGTGCTGACTTAACGCCTCAACAGATGGCAAAAGTCAAAAAAACTGCTGCGGATCTAAGTGATGCTCGTTTAGAAGAAATGGCAGTAGAACTTGCTGGAACTCCAGGTTACATGGAATTTATGATGTTGCCTTTGATGTCCAAAATTGTAGGTAATACATTCAAAAAAACGACACAAGAAAAACCTAATCAAACCAAAGAACAAAAAGCCAACACTTCTGTAAAAGAAGAATCAAAAGAAAAACCTGTTGGTAAAAAAGACCCACAACTCAATACCATTGCACCTACTGCCGAAATCAAATTAAAACCTGGTGATTCGGAAGGTGATATTCTAGGTAAAATTTTTAATCTCATGGTAAAATCATATCATGAAAGGGATGCTGAGTTTAAAGAAGAAACCAAATACAAAGAAAATTTAGCCGAAAAAAAAGAAGAACGGTCTAAAGAATTAATTGGTTTGTTTGGTGGCAAACAAAAGAAACCACCTAAAAAAGAACCTAAAGAGAAAAAAGAAAAACCAAAAAAAGAATCAGGTAAAACAGCAGAACCTGCACCTAAGAATGTTACTCGTTCAGTTTCTACCGCAGTAAAAGTTACAACTGGTGCGGCAGCTGCAGGTGCTGCTGTATATGGCGTTGATGCATTGGCTGCCAAAATAACCAAAAATGAAGGTGGTGGTAATCCAAATCAAGCAAACATTGTAAAAGGTCATTCAACAAAAGAAGCTCAGATTGTAAAAGGTAATGTTGATGTTACAACAGGCGTAACTTTTAGTAAGTCGTTAGAAGAAATGACTTTGGGTGAAGCCGTTGATTTAGGAAATAGAAGAAGTAAATACTATAATGCAAAAGGTGCTGGCGCTGCATTAGGTAAATATGGTTTTATGCCAATAGCAATTGAAGATAGAGGTAGAGCGTTATATGGAAAAGATTGGAGAAATGTTCCTTTTGATTCAAAGACTCAAGATGAATTAAATAAATCTTTAATTTCAGCTAATTTGGAGAAATTACAAAAAGCAGGAATACCTCCATCAGAAAAAAATCTGTATCTGATGCATTTTTTTGGTAATACTACACAAACTTCAGCATTTTTAAATTCATCTGATGAAAGTAGTATGCGGCCAATTTTAGATATTTACAACCACGGTTCAACTGCAAATCCAGATGTTGCTAAATTAACTGTTGGTGAATATAAAAAAAGGTTTCTTGCTAAATTTGATGATACGCCTGCTAATTTACAGAAAAATAGTCTATCTTCTACTCCTGCAGCTCAAATGGCACCAATTGTACCTACAACAATTCCTAGTAAAATTCCTACTGAACAATCTTCAACTGCACCATCAGCAACATTTATGCAACAAAATACCAATATAATTAAAGGTGGTACTACATATAGTATAATAGAAGAAATTGTATCAGATTATCCAGCATTTTTACAAAAACAATTTAACTTAGCATAAAATGGACTATCAAAAAGCAAGAAGTATTAGAAAAAGGAGCCTTTTATCTCTCATCAACGAACAAAAGTTTGGTGAAGGTAAATCTCTTAGTGCATCTATTAAGGGTGCTGCATCTCAAAAATTTCAGGCCAAAGCCAAAGGTATCAAAGAAAGTTTGGATCCATTAAATTGGGTTAGAAAAGCTACCGGCAAAGGTGCGCTTGGTGATTTTGCTGTTACTGGTTTAGGTAGATTGTTTGGTCGTAGTGAGAAGGATATTAAAGCATTTGGTGGTATTGGTCGTAAGAAAATGAGAGGTAGAAAAGATCCTCAGTTTACAACCATTGCTGCAGGTCCAATTAAACCATTAAAACGTGGTGATGGTGTGGCCGATGTATTGGCCAAAATGTATAACTTTATGATGCAGAATGAAGAATTACACAAACTCAACCATGAAATTGAGAAAGCATTTAAACAAGAAGAATTAGATGAGGATGACCGCAGACATAATGAGTTGGTCAAAACCATTAAGAAATACATGAAAGTACCAAAAACTGCCGCAGAAGAAAAGAAAACTGGTGGCGGTTTCTTTGATAGTTTACTCTCAATTCTCGATAAAGTAAAAGAAATGATTTCTGAAGCAATTGGTGGATTAAAAACTCTAATTGCTCCTTTGTTAGAATTTATGGCTTTATTGGGTACAAATGCTGTAAGTATACTAGGAAAATTAGGTAGTTTTCTTCTTAGTGGTACAGGTCTTTCTTTATTGGCTATGTTGGCAGTTCCATATTTTGGAAATAAGTTTTTAAATTGGTTAAATGATAGAACGCCTAATATGAAGGCGTTATCGCCTAATGAAGCGGAAGCAGTATTAAAAAATGGTAGTGAACGTGATATAGAAGCTTTAGGTGGTCGTGAGAAATTAGAAGATATTATTAAATATGGAAAACAAAAAGCTAAAGAGATACTAGAACGTGGTGACCCACAAGAAATCTTGGCTGCTGGTGGCAAAGATAAATTAGAAGAAATCGTTAAAGATGATAAAACATATCAGGTACCAGAAAAAGTAGATACTGGTCCCGAAAAAATACCACCTAGACCAGATACAACGGGTGGTAAAAATTCTGCACGAGCAAAATCTTGGGATAATAAATTTGGTGAAAAGTATAATCCTGATGGAACCAAAAAACAAATTGTAACACCCACAACAACACCAGTTTCAGAAACACCAAAAGAAGCAACGCCGCCAAAAATACCTACACCTGAAATTCCTGCGGCACAACCAGTACAGAAATCTGCTAATTCGCCAGTACCACAAGCAATGCCCTCACAAGCATCAACTGGCGGTGATAGTAAACCTATTATTTCCGTAAACAGTAGTACAAATACTATTGCTGATAAATCTCCACCTAAACTTATACAAACAAATACAGCAAGAGCAAGAAATGCTGATCTTGACCGTTATTTGATGAGTATTGCAGTTATAGTTTAACCAATAAAAAACCCACCTTTCGGTGGGTTCTAAACCAAGGGGTCGGAGGTTTATTCTTCTTCTGCTAGTTTAGCAAAATAACTCAGGTCATCATCTTCTGTTAAATCTGGTTCAACAAAGGGTGAATCTTCTGCTGCTGGTTTAGGTGCTGAACGAGTCTGTTCTTTGATTGTCTCAACAGTAGTCTTAGGTGTTGGTGTTTCACCATTCAAACCTAGAACTTTATCAAGACGTTTCTTCAACTCATCATAAGACTTGAACTCTTTATCAGCAATCAAATCACTCAGAGCGAATTCACGCTTATAAACATCTTCCATCTGACCATCATCTTCAAATAATGCTGATGGTGATTCAAATTCAGACTTATCATAATTCTGATAACCTTCTACCTTACGAATCTTCAACTTGAAGTTAGCGCCTTTCCATAAATCAAATGGATTGATTGCTTGTTCATCTTCAAACTGAGGGTTCATTGCTTCGGAAATCTTATCAAAGATTTTTTTACCAAAACGGAACAACTTCACTTTACCTTCATTTTCAGGATGTTTTGGATCAGAAACAATGTATACGTTGGCAATATAATCCAACTTACGTTTCTGTTTACGAACTACATCTTTATTAGCTTCA